GCTGTTTCTTGAATAAAATCATCTAACATAATATAACCCCTGTAATAATTACTCTAAAATTGAAAAAATGGCGGTATAAACATCACCATCAACCGTCGAACCGATTGCTTGCGCTTGGTACGAGCCGGTGGTGGTTTGATTCGCGCCGGACAATGGTGCCGATGCGCTTGTAAGCTTCAATGTTGGTATGACTATGCCATAACCTTTATCGTTGCTATCAGTGACACCAGACGCTAGACTGATAATGCTGTTGTCTTGAAAAGCTTTGTAATAAGTCAAATCTTTAAACACGATGTCGAAACTAACAGTTAGATTAAAATCACCTTTACCGATTGTTTTACAATTCAAACCTTGCTCACTTCTCACACCATTTGCGATGTTGTAAGTAACGTTTGTAACGCAACCCACCGCATTAGTTAAAGTAGCGCCACCGACTGAAAGTAAGGTTCCTAAGTAGCCGTCAACAGTGTCCATCACCGGATTTGTTGATGCCGCCGTTCTCGTACCATTACCAATAGTTGCGGTAATTGGCGGATGTTTTTCACCTAAAAAAGTAAACGCAATAGTTGCCGGCGAACTTGCGCCAAAGCTTAAAGCCATTGTGTCGACTTCCATACCAAGCCAAGACATATAGTGTGATACGTCAGAATAGAAACGCTCGATTGAGAACGTGCTTGATGTGTTGTCGTTCGCCATTCGGGTTGTCTTAATGCTGACTGTCGCACCGGCTGATTCTGATGTTACGGTTTTACTTGCGTCAACTGGTACAACGTCAATAGTTCCGGCCGCCGATGCTGTAACCACAAAAGCGCCGTTGTTATTTTCATCTGCAAAGCCTGTTACCCAAATCATGTCATTGATTGTTAAGCCTGCCAAACCACTACCTGAATCGGTAATAGTTATGGGCGAACCTGGCACCATTGCAAATGTAATACCTGATATTGACACCGGCGTACCAAAGGCCGAACGAAACGCGCCCTCAATAAACTCATTATTAAAGTCAAAGCCAAGCTCGGTATTAATTCCGCCCGCTGGCTGAAAATCAGTCCGGATGGAATCTTTGAGGTTACCGCTTGCTTGAACTATTGTTGACTGTGTACTCGACGCGTTGCCGACCAATGACTCACTGGCCACGTTTAAAACTTCGAGAGGTGAGTCTGGCGTAATGCCTCGGATGGACTCTTTAACGTATGCTATTTGTATTCTATTGCTATCACTCATAATTTAAAATCCTATGCTGTTAAATTCATACTTAATTTCACTCACTGTTCGCTTCATCATGTGCATCCCTTGAGTTGAGTGACCATCTTCCAAAGGTTCCATGTAAGGAATCGAACTCGTTACATAAACCGCCTGAAAATCTTTATTTCGCAACGTGGGGGTTGCCGGTAGTCCGGGGTTCCACGATTGCGGTAAACTTTTATCTGCTGTTACTGCTTGTAAATTCCAGCTGTGTCTTGCTTGGCCACCGATATAGCCAGCCGGTGCATAAGGCGACTTCCACAAGGTTGGATTTCCCACCGGTGTTTTAATAATCAGTGAAGTCCAAGCTTTTAGTGCTATGATTCGCACAAATTCACCAAGCGAAAGTTCCATCTCGTTCATGACGTAAGCAATACCGCGCTGGTCTAAGTCCATGTTAATCATGTGTATGAATCCCAAATGTAAGGAATAAGCACGTTGTAACCGTAATGTGTTGGTGTTGGTGACGGCGTGATATTAGCTTCGCGAAAATGAACGCCCGAAATTGTTTTGTTTTCAAATATGGCGCCAAACTCCTCGGCGTAATCCATTAGTGGGCCCGATCCAATGTGTTTTGGATAACGTACCTCGCCGATTAAAGAACAAATGTTACGCTGGCATATCTTCGAGCCCAGACTTATATTGGTTCGGCTGCCGGGATAACTAAGCACGTTAATGTAAGTGCCGGGCATTGTGTTCGGCACCGGAGCGTTGGCAAAGTAATAATCAACCGTTGCATTCCAGCCGGCTATAAATGTCTGCTCGATAATAACGTCAACGTCTCTTTGGTCAGCCATTTTGTAGCCTCACATGAAAGGTCACGATTGAATCGCCGGGTACTGATTCAGCGTTTACAACATCCCATGTTTTGGTACCCTCGACTACTTCAGTGTAAGTTCTATATGGATTACTTAAATCAACCTGCTTAACTAAAAATTTAGCGTCTCCCTTGAGTACAACATCACCATCAACCTCGCGATGGCCAAAGCCATACTTGACAGCGTCAAGGCTGTCCGGGTATCTTGTGGCCGAATATTCGCCGATAGTTGGGTTGTAAGTCTGCGCCCCATACCAAGCAACAACAACGGGAATCTTTAAGTCACCGACCGCGCCAAATGCGGAGTCAACTGCATCATCAAATATTGCGGATAAACTCACCCTCTCACCACCAGCAAGTTACCCTGCTTACGTAGATATGGACTGATAATGTCCAAAACAGCAGACGGCACTTGTTTTGTTCTGTCGTACTTATCGACCGCTAAACTAATAGGGCCAACAGATAAAGACTTAAAGCCCTTGGTTCCGTCCTCTCTGGTCGTGTCTTTAATTAGTAGCAACCAAGCATATTCAGCGGTCGCTTGAATTAGATAATCTGGCGATATGCTTGTGCCTAACCTGATATTGTCGTCAACCCAAAGGTTGTTGAATTGACGCAATAATCTTGTAGCCATAATCAAGCCAGTTTCCTTATCAGGATCCGAAGCCAATCCCCATTCAGAGTTGTGCAATCGGTTGTCATGATAATCATTAGCCTCGGCAAGGGTAGTGAATGAGTTAGCGTCTTGAGTTGGCGGTACGATAATGGTCATTTTCTACCCAACCCATCGACTTCGCGTTTCAGCTCAAGATTAACCAAGGTATCAATCATCTTTTTAGATTCCTGATAGCCCTCGTCACCACCACTATAATCTTGTGACACTATTTCCCAATCACCGCCGGCGTTTATAGCCCTAAAGCGGCCACTGCCAACCGCAAACGCAGAATGGTAATCACTCTGGTTCACGGTCATAACTTCGTTAGTGACGCGGTGCTTAATACGGAAAGTGGGAACGGCGGCCATTATTCGTCGCCTAAATCTTCAATAGCCTGTTCGATTGCTTCGACTGCGGTGGTTCTATCTCTATCAGCCTTTTCAGCTTCCAGCACTTCAATTAAACCATCTGCGTCAAAACCATCAATTGCTTCCACTAACTTTTCAACCGTTAGTTTTGCAATCTTTTCAGCTTCTGTCTTTTCAGACTTTTGTTTTTCTGAGCCAACAATCTCAAAGCCGTCATACTGACCGGCTTCAAAATCAATCTTATTGACCACCATTTTTAAATCACCATCAGTGATTTTTACAGTTTCTAAAACTGACATAAATACTCCTATTAGCCTAAAACAATAACAGCAGATTCAGGGTTAACGTATTTAGCGTCATACAATAAATCCATTGAATAAACATCAGCTTTGTTCGCGCGCCCTGCTTCAAGTCTTAAAGACAAACCCGAAACAGCGTCTCGCATTTGGCTGATGTGCACATTGGTTACTGAGTCATGCTCAAGTTCGCGTTGTGCGAATGTTAAAGCGCGACTGTGCATTGCAACGTTAGCGACGTGATTACCCACAAATGTTAAGGCGGCATCGTTAGCAACGTCAGCGGCAATGGCTGGTTTAATAGTTAATGTTGATGCGGTGGTGCTAATGGTTGTGGATTTAGCGACAACATATTGCTGAGTATTACCAGCGATGGTAAATTTATCACCCGCAATCGGTTGGCCGGATAAGCCGTCAACATCTAAAGTGGTAGTTGAAACGCCTGTATCAGCATCAACAGTAGTAGCATCGGCGGCTGCTTGTGCGCCTGCGGCTAAGACTGTACCGGCTGTGCCAGTTGTATGCGTTGGAATAAAAGTAGATACAACGTTGTTAAAACCAAACTTTTGACCTAATGCGCCATTAACCTTAACATCGGTTGATCCCGCTTTTGATACGTCAGAGAAAATATCAAGCATCATCGCTTTGGCTTCGGCCGAGGTGTCCATTAAGAACGCACGGTTTGCGTGTTCATTGTGGTTGTCGTTTAATACCTTACTGGCATCAACAACGCCTTGCTGATTGGTAGTAAAAGGGGTTGTGCCAGCTGTGCCTACGTAATTGTAAAGCTCAACATAACGATTTGCTGTGTACTTTTCAGCGGCTTCGGCAAGGGCGCGAACTTTAGAGTGAATAACCATCGGCAAATAATGAGCTTGCACATCAATATTGCGGCGCTCTTTGTCGTTCAATGAAAATTTAACTTCCTTCCACTGGTTGATGCGCATTTGGTCATTGCCAAAGTCGTCTTCAGGCAAATCATCGTCACGATTACCGGACGGTACAACGTCGGTCGCTTCGGATGGTGCATCACGTGGAATGTTAATAACGTCACCTTTCTGCGCTACCTCGGCTTTATAGTCGCGGTTGGCTTGCATAATGAAGTTAAGATTGGGACGCAATGACAGATTTGCCCGAGCGATTATTTTATCAAGAATTGGATTTAATGTATTTGACATTTTGTGACCTCACGATTTAATCAAGTTTAGTTAAACTCGACACCGTCGATCGGCCACAAAATAATAGAGCCTTGCCCGAACCTCAGGCCAATTGTTAGTTCACCGAACCAACTTTAATATTTTACCTCCACCGTTCCCGCCGCTATTTCTTCCTGATAATTGCCTTTGTCGGCTGGTGAAATGTATTTGACGCCCTCTTTGTCGGTAGCATACTTCTTAGGGCCACCTTTGCCAGAATTTGCGTCTGTCGGGAATATTTGACCATAATCGTCATCATTACGCAACTCATTTATTAAGTCTTTTGCGGTAAATGGTGAAGTTTTGGCATCATCGTCAATATTAAACCGTGGTTTTCCATCCGGTCCCTTAAACACAAGGTCATACCCATCATCAGTAAACTCGACATCAACAACATCATTAATGTGGCCTTGGAAAAACTTAGGATTGGCACCGGTTTGGGCAATCATTCCGTTAATTTCAGACATTGCCGACTTTTTAACTGCGGCTTTCAGGCTGGCGTTGGTCTTGTTTGAATTAGCAAGCTTGGTCTCGTACTCATTGCCAACCAGTTCACGTGCCTCAATCATGAGTTCTTTTTTCAAACGTTCAGGGTTTAGGTCTTTGTTCTTTTCATACCGCGCTAGTTTATCCATCACATCTTTTGGATCAAGTTCGCCAAATGATTTTAAAGTGGTTTTAGCCACATCGTATTCACCACGCAAGTTATGCAGTGAGTTCTTTAACGCTGTTACGTTCTGCAAATCAAAGCCATCAACTGGGTCTACATCAAGAACAAACCCATTATCTGATTTCTTATAAAGTGCTTGCTGTTCTTCATCAACCGCGCTCAAATCTTTAATAAATGCTTTTAATGCCATGTTATTCTTCTAAAATAATTTTGATATCATCTTCAAGCATGACCAAATACTTTTCGTCGCCATGCTTAACTTCGCTACCTGCGTGTTTTGCAAACAGCACCTTGTCGCCGGCTTTGACTGTCATCTTTGACCGCT